TCCAGCGCATCCGTTCGGTGGTCGCCCGCCAGCTCATGAACGGCATGTATCTGTCGAACATGCCCCGCTACTGGCTCCCGGAAAGCAGCACGGGCAAGAATACCATTTCCGACTTGCTGACCGTGGTCCCCGGCGCGCCCGTACGAGGAAAGGGTGACGCGCCGACTCCGCTTAATAGCGGCTTCCAGATCGGCGACTCCCTCGGCGTTCTGGAGTTCTGGTCTGGTGAACGCGAAAGCCGCACCGGCATCACCCGGATGAATCAGGGGCTGGACGCCGACACGCTGAACAAGACGGCGACCGGCACGGCATTGATGCAGGCTCAGGGCCAGCAGTACGAGGAATTCATCGCCCGCAACTTCGCCGAATGCGTGTCGCGCATGTTCTGGCGCAAGTATCGCCTGATCAAGGATGTGGGCGAGCCGTTCGAGGTCAAGCTCGGCGGTACGTTCGTCACGGTTGACCCGAGCCAGTGGCCGGATGAGCCCGACACGGTTATCCGCACGGGGCTCGGGACCAATCGTAAGGATCTTCGCATCGCCATGCGGATGCAGCTTCTCGAAATCCAGCGCGAGGCGCTTGAGATCGGTCTGGCAGACAAGGAGAGGCTGTTCAACGGCGCCGCAGGCATCGTGAAGGATATGAATATCGGGCAGCCCGACGATTATTTCCTCGATCCCAAGACTGCGCCGCCGCAGGAGCAGCAGCCCGATCCGGAAGTGGCGAAGGCCCAAATGGAAATGCAGGCCCAGCAGGCGAAGATTGAGGGCGACCAGCAGATCGCCGCGACGAAACTGCAAATCCAACGCGAGGAAGCGGCATTAAAGCAGGAGCTGGCTCGCGATGAAGCTGAGTTCGAGGCTCAGCTTGCGCAACGGAAATTCGAGTTCGAGCAGCGTCAGGCGGAGGCCCGCATGGCATTCGAGGCGCAGATGGCCCGCGACAAAGCTGAGACCGATGCACGTACCCGCGTTGAGATCAGCAAGAACCGACCGGGTGGGAGCTTGGCGGCATGATGGACCCCAAGCACCGCGCCGACCGCTGGCGGGCCTTCTACGAGGAAGAGGGCGGCATTCGTGACGCCTTGGAGCTTCTGCGCCGTGCCTATTTCGAGCGCGCGGCAGAATTGCCCGTGAAAGACACGGCGGGACTGCAAAAGCTGTCGATCGCTTCCAAGCTGGTCGAAGAGCTTGACCGCCACGTCGTCAACATCATCGCGTCCGGCGACATTGCCGGACAGCAAAAGCAACACCTCGCCCGCATCGAAAAGGTGGGCAAATTCTGGTGAGCCGCGCTTAGGCGCAATATCATGGAGTGTTAGTCATGGCCCACTCGCAGGACACTGCGGGAGCCGTTGACGCGCCTGCCATCCAATCGGATGACGACGCGCTCGCGGCCCTTGAAGATTATCTCGCTGACGAAGGCGAGGACGAAGAATCCGACGAACCGGCAGAGGGTGATGAGCCTGACGCCGAGGACGGAGAGCAGGACGACGACGCGGACGAACCGGCAACGGCCATCGAACCGCCCGTCAGCCTGAACGCGGAGGAAAAGGCGGTTTTCGCGCAGCTTCCCGAGGAAGCCCAGCGCGCATGGGCCGCCAGTGAAATCCGACGCAACGCACAGGTCCAAGAGGCCACCACGAAAGCCGCCCATGCCCAGCGGAGTGCCGAGGCACAAGCAGCAGAGGCGACGAGTAAGGCGAAAGCGGTATTCGCCACCCAGCTTGCGGAGTTCGCAAGCCACCTCGCCCCGACCCCTCCCGATCCGGCTTTGGCTCGGGACTATCCGGGGGAGTACATCGCGCAGAAAGCCCAATACGACGCAGCGAAAGCCCAGCACGACGCGCTCGTGCAGCAAGTAACCGCGCTCGGAGACGAGGCCAGTCAGGAAATAGACCAAGCGTTTATCCAGCAGCGTGACCGGGAACTTCTAGCCATCCCAGAGGTCGCGAACGAGGAGACGCGGGAAGCCTATTTCGGGCGGGCATTCGAGGCCGCAGAAGCCCTTGGTTATGATCGCAACATCCTTCTTCGGGATGGCAATGCGACCGACTTCAAGGCGCTCGTGGCCGCCCAAGGGTGGAAGGCCGACGCTGACAAATACAAGGCCCTCATGGCCAAGCAGATGCAGCGGGTCCGTGATGCCAAGACCGCAAAGCCGGGTGCAGCCCAGCCGACAGGCAGCCGCACAGCCCGAGCAGCCGAACAATCCACGCGGCGCCTGAAAGAGACTGGAAGCCTCCAGGACGCAGCCGCCGCACTCGCAAACATCCTATAAGGACTTATCGACATGGCTGTTCCCAGCAATACGATCCAGTCCGTCGGCCGCGTGGGCAACCGCGAAGACCTGTCGGACATCATCTACAACATTAGCCCGACTGGACATTCGGTCCTTTAATGTAGTATGCCCGCCTTATGGCGGTAGTGCAGTGCAAGGTTTGCTCTAAGGAGTTCAATGTCGTTCCGGCTCGTTTGCCGACTGCCAGTTTCTGCTCTTACAAATGCGCAGGGGCTTGGAGGTCTGCAAATCAGAGGGGCTCTAATCATGGTCGCTGGAAAGGCGGCAAAGATGAGCGCCAATGCCGAGAATGTGGCGCGTCGTTTTCGGTGACGCCCGCCAATCCGCAAAAATTCTGTTCCAAGAGTTGCGCGGACAAGGGTGCTTTCCGATATACCGGTGAATATCATCCCGGCTACAAGCCAAATGCCAGACGTCGAATGCGGCGAGGAAAGCATGGGGCTTGGGCTAGGGCGGTCATTTCCCGAGACAAGGCGACGTGTCAGGAGTGTGGCGCACAAGATGTCCCACTCCACGCGCATCACATAAAATCGTTTGCGACCTTCCCGGCGCTTCGCTGGGAGTTAAGCAATGGCTTGACTGTATGCGCACCATGCCACTGGGCGATACATAGTGCATTAAATGCAAATGGGGTGAATTCGGGGGACATCCTACCGGGTAATGCCGGGGACAATCCCGAGCCAAGCTTCGGGCGAAAGCCCGTTGAAGGTGTAACGACTAACGGACGAGCCTACAGGCGCTGGGAAGGCGAATGTGGTTGGTGCGGAGCTTTTATTGTCAAGCGTTGGAGCGATGTCGCAGGCAAGGCAAACTTGTTCTGCGGTAAAGTCTGCGCTGGCAAGCATGCGGCTGCGAACCGAACATATCGGCCTATGAAAAATCCCCGCGCCCATGGCGGTAATGCCGACACGAGCGCCCCACGCGAAAGCGATGATATAGTCTGAGCTACATGGTAACATGTAGAGCCAGCGGATAAAGAGCCGCTGGGTTAACATAATGGATACCCCGTTCGTTTCGGCGATCTCTCGCGGTTCCGCCGATGCGACCTATGTCGAATGGCAGACCGACACGCTCGTTGCAGCGAATGCCGACAACTATACGATTCAGGGCGACGATCTGGCGAACGAAAGCCGCCCGAACACGACCCGCGTCGGCACGCACACGCAGATTTTCAAGAAGGTGGTTGGCACCTCGACGACCGTTCAGGCCGTCAAGCAGGCTGGCCGCAAGAATGAACATGCGTTGCAGCTTGCCAAGGCCGGCAAGGAATTGAAGCGCGACATGGAAGCGCGTTTCACCCAGAACAAGGCCTCGGTTGCTGCCACGGCTTCGGTCGCGGGGCAGACGGCGGGCGCGCTGGCGTGGCTCACGACCAACGTCTCGCGCGGTGGTTCGGGTGCCAACGGTGGCTTCTCGGCGGGCATCGTCGCGGCTGCCACCAACGGCACGCAGCGGGCGTTCACCGAGACGCTTCTGAAGACCGTGATCGCGTCGGCATGGAACAGCGGTGGTGAGCCGTCGATGGCCATCATGTCGCTGACCCAGAAGCAGATTGCGGCGGCCTTCGCCGGTCTTGCGCAGAGCCGCCGCGAAACCGGCGACAAGAAGCTCAAGATCATCGCGGGCGCCGATGTTTATGTGTCGGACACCGGCGAAGTCCAGCTTGTGCCGGATCGCTTCTGCTCGACCCGTGACGCCCTGATCGTCGATCCGGCGATGTGGGAGATCGCGGTCCTCGATCCGATGAAGAAGAAGGCGCTGGCGGCCACCGGCCTTGCCGACCGCGATGCGCTCTTCACGGAAGTCGCGCTCAAGTGCCTCAACGAGGCCGGCTCGGGCGTGGTTGCCGACCTCACCTGACCATAGAGGGGCGTCTTTCGGGGCGCCCCGTTTCTTTCAGGAGAAGCACGATGGCAAAGGCTCCGAAGCCCGCCCCGAAGTCGGGCGGCTACGTCTGCACCTGCGACCGCCTGCCGCTTGCGAGCGGGACGGTACTGGTTCGTGACCAGACTATCGAAATCGGTGACGAGCTTACCGAGGAAGAGGCGGAAAATTACATGGCAGCCGAAAGGCTCGCCCGTGCCTGACGAGCTGCTACTCGACTATGACCCGATATCGGGCATGAAAGAGTGGATCAGCACAGACGAAGAGACCGGCGAGACCTTCATCCGCTACGAGCAGGATGTCAGCCCGATCCTCGATTACAACAAGGAAATGCAGGCCGAGAGCTTCGATAAGCGCTCGGAGATGTGGCACGCCGCCAAGGTTCCGAACATCGTGGCGATGGAGTGGCTGACGAAATACGGCGTGCAGATGTGGAATCCTGCGCACAAGGATGGCGTTCGTAAGCTGCTAAACAGCAACGAATACAGATACTTGCGCGTGAACCACTTTATCATGTGAGGCGCCGATGACGATCATTGTTGACGTCTCGGACGTCCCGACCTTCACGTCTTACACCGGATTGAAGGAAGCGCTGATCGATTTTCTCGACGGGCGCGGACAGAATCGCGTTGCCGAGTTCATCGGCTATGCGGAAGATTATCTGCGGCTGACGCTCGACGTCACCGACCGCGAGACTTCTTTCACGGCCACCACTTCGCCAATCGATCTTGTCAACGTCAAGCGCGTGGTGACGGTCTCGGCGGACACTGTTGGCGGGCTGCGTCAGGTTTCGCTCACCGATTTGCAGGACAATTATTCCGGGGCGGGTTGCCCGCAGGTTTACGCTATTTTCGGCGAGCAAATCCTGATCGGCCCGGGCGCGAGCGGCTATACCTATCGCATCAATTGCCTGGAAGAGCTTCCCCGGCTATCGGAGGCGCAGCAGAGCAACTGGCTGCTCCAGCGCAACCCCTCGCTCTATCTCTACGCCGCACTTTGCCATGCGGAGGTCTATCTCAGGGATAGCGGATGGATCAGCCGCTTCTGGGATTTCGTGAACACGAATATCGCGCTCCTTAACGAGGAGGCCAACGAGAAGCGCTGGGCCGGTCCCTTGAAGCCGACGCTGGGCTGCGTCCCTTGAGAATCGACCTTCCGGCGTACCTGCCGGACCAGTCGATCAACAGCGGGGTCGTAACGATAGCAGAGAACGTCTATCGCGCGGCGGATGGGTACAGGCCGGTAGGGGCGTTTCTCGGCAATTCAGCGGCCCTGCCGGAGACCTTCAACGGTGGCGGGGCATTCATCTCGACGACGGGAACGAGCTACCTTCTTGCGGGAACCACGGCAAAGCTGTGCCGCTATTCGGCAGGTGGATGGGTTAATCTGCTGACCGGGCTCACGGTCGGCTCGCGCTGGGAGTTTGCGCAGTTCGGGGACTATGTCGTTGCGGTCAACGGCGGGGCCACGAAAGTCGTTGACCTGAATGCCGGGACAGCGGGGAATCTGACCGGCGCGCCTTCCGGGACATGCATCGCGGTAGTCGGGGATCAGGTGGTCATCGGGCAGGCAGACGGCAATATCCTGCTCGTCAAATGGTCGGCGTTCAACGACCACACGGGATGGACACCGGGAGTAGATCAAAGCGGTTTCCAGCCGATGTTGACGGGCGGGGAGATCATGGGGCTCGCCGGGGGCGAGTTCGGGGTGATCTTGCAGCGGGGGCGGCTGGTTCGCATGTCGCGCACCGGGGATGCAAATGCCCCGTTCCAGTTCGACGAGATCACCCCGAATGTCGGTTGTGCTTCCAAGGGCTCGGTCTGCCAGCATGGCCGTTCGGTGTTTTTTCTGTCGGATCGCGGCTTCATGGCGTGCGAGGACGGCCAGCTTCCGGTCCCCATCGGGAACGAAAAGATCGACCGGGATTTTCAGAGCCAGGTTCCCCGCGACGAATGGTATAGGCTTTACGGCACGGTCGATCCCCGCCGCACGCTGGTGAGCTGGGTGCTTCCCGGCAATCCGGGGAAGGAATGGATCTACAACTGGACGCTGCAAGAATGGTCCACCGCGACATATTCGGTCGATGGCGCGTTCTCGGGCTTCACCTCTTCGACCGACACGGACAACACCGGGATTACCAATGTAGATTCCGACCCTGACCTGACGGTGGACGATCCACTGTTTTCTGGCGGCGCCCCTCGGTTGTTCGTGGTGCAGGGCGGCAAGATCGGCACGATGGAGGGCGCCCCTCTCGCGGCGAAGATATGGATGGGGTTCGTCGAGTTCGTGAAGGACAGGGTTGCCCGCCTGAGGTCGTTTCGACCCGTGGGAGACATGACCGAAGCGTCCTGCGTTCTCGATTGCCGCCAGCGGCTCGGGGATGCCGAGAATCTTCGGACGTGCGGCAGCCTGCGGGACAGCGGGATCATGCCGGTTAGAGCCAGTGGGAAGTATGTTGCGACCCGCTTCTCGATCCCGTCGGGCCATCGGTGGTCATATTGCAGGGCCTTTGAATACAGCCTTGAGGGAGGCGGCGAGCGATGACCACGCCGGTTGTCCCCGAGGCATTCACCAACCGGGATTGGCCTCGCAGGGTAGCGCAGGTGCTCAATCGGCTGTTGTTGGGAGCCTCCGGTTTCGAGAGGCTCCCCTCTGCTCCATCGGACCCGTTTGAGGGCCGCAGCTATTACGACACGACCGACCACATGGCCCGCACATGGGACGGCACGGCTTGGCAAGATCATTGGTAATCGAGGTGTGAGGCATGGCTAATCCATTCGACCCGGCGGAATCCCGGACTGTGAACATTGATGTTGCGGCCACTTCGGCGCGCGTCTCTATCGGAGACTCTCCCGATAGCATCCGCGTCATGAACGACGGAACCGCTACAGTCTGGATCGAATTTGGCGGCAGCGCCGTCACAGCGGCACTTGCGACGTCGATGCCGGTCGGGGCAGGTGTGACCGAGGTGTTGCGGTCCCCCAATTATGCCGGTGGCAACCTCTATGTCGCTGCGATTGCAGCGGGGGCGACTGGCAAGGTCTATTTCACGCCGGGGAATGGCATCTAATGTCCGTACACTGGGGCGGACGAGGTCCGGGGCACACGTCGCGACGGACGAAGAAGCCGGGGGCCGCCCTCCCGCCGTACGCCTTCCCTGCGGCGGCGATGGATATCGGGATGGGGTTGACCGATATCAATGGCTACACAGGCTATTTCCCGTTCGCCAATATCCTGCTGAGCGCCGGTGTCTGGCAGCAGACATCGGGGAGCGGAAGCTGGAGCGTCACCAAGGACGGTGAAGTCGCAGCAACGGTCGCTACCGACCGCTTTCGCGCGATCATTGTTGAAGGACTTTACACGACGGCGCCCCTTGGCACGTACACGGTCCTCAACCCCAACGGCTGCAAGATCGGATTCGGTGCGTATAGCGACCAGACCATTGCGGCCTTTACCACCGCCACGAGTTTCACCTTCAACTATTCTGGCGATAGAATGATGGCTCTGCACGCCGAGGGAAGCTGCTCCGGCGTCAAGGTTATCATGCCCGGCCACTTGTCGAGCTTTCTCGCCGGGAATCCTTGGAACAGCCAGTTCCTAACCTTCCAAGCAGGCCTGAAATCCAAGGCCTATCGCTTCATGGACTGGGTCTCGACGTACCGGGATATCGTGAAGGACTGGGCCGACATCTCGCTCGATCCTATGACCTGCCGCTCCCCTTCTTCGCGGCTGCTCCCGCGTATGCCCTACCCGCTGATGATCGACCTGTGCAACCGCACCAGCAAGAATATGTATCTCAATCTGCCGACGCGGGTGACGGACGATTTCTGTACCCAGCTTGCGACGCTGCTGAAAAATACCCTCAACCCGAACCTCTATGTCATGATCGAGTTTGGCAATGAGGTCTGGAACGGCGGGGGCGCGTACTATGAGGCGGGGTCTTGGGTCGAGCATATCAACAATACGCTCTATGAGGCAGTGCCCAATGCCGGGATCAGTGGCTTCACACGGGTCGCGCACGGGCTGAACAACGGCGACACCATCGTCTGCTTCAACGCCAAAGAGAATTTCACCTACACCGATGCGATCCAGGGCTATCCTCTCGGCACGGGTGTCGTTCTTTACGTCGAGAAGGTCGATAACGACAATTTCCGAATCAGGAACAGCTATCCCAGTGGCGCAATCAACCCGCCGACGGCGGGCATGGTCAAACTGCCATACAAGAAGCACACCGCGGACCCCGGCGTGGTCAACATCGACACGAACTTTGGGGCGAGGTCGAAGCAGGTTTGGGATATCTTCGACGGCATTCTGGGGCGGAACCGCTGCGTCCATTTTCTTGGCACCCAGCTTGCACGCACGGTGGTCACCACCGGGCGCCTTGCTCCTGCCGGCGTCCTTGCTGCTACCGACGCGGTTGCGACAGCCTTCTACAACACCTGCGATTGGTGGCTGGCAGCGCTGGATATCGCATCGGGGCAGGTGACGCCGAAAGCATGGTCGTGGCTCGACGAAGGCAGCATTCGGATCGCTATCTATGCGAATGGATCTCCGACACCGCTGGCCGCACAGATCGACGCGGGGACGGGAACCGGCTTCATCGCCGCCAGAACCATCGACATGCCCACGGTCAATCAGCCATCTTGGGTGTCCGCGAGCGCGGTGACGGGGCTCGTCAATGGAACGACCTATCGCGCCGAGATCATCTATACAGGCGAGAATGGTGTGCGCTGGCGCGCGGTCCAGTCGTTCACAGTCAGCGCCTCTGCATCGACTATTGTTGTCGAAGATAGCACGGACAATATCGCGGCCCGGTTCAAGTACGGCACGGCGAAGTGGATGCCCTATGCTACGGCTCAAATCACTGCTGCGCAGGGCAAGCCGTTGGTCAATTATGAGATCGGTCCCGACATCTTCTTCAACAACAACCAGATGCCCGAGGTTAAGGCCTCGAGGGCCGCGTTTTCACAGACATCGCAGGCGGGAGACGTTTTCCTTGACCTTTACCGGTCGCTAGCCGCGAATGGCTATAAATTCTCCGCCCAGTTCACGGACGTCAATGCAAACCAGCAAGGGGTATTCAGTCTTGCCGATGGTCTCGATGATACGAGCGATCCGCGCTACCTAGCGGTGGCGAGTTTCAATGGTCAGGTGCCCTATCAGGCTCCCCTGTCCCTTCCGGCAACGACACTGGTCCCCAACATCACGACTGAGCCGACTTACCCCTACACGATCTACACCTTCCCGGTCGGACAGACCCCGAGCCTTTATGGCGACAATCTAGACGGGAATTACGCCGTCGTCGGGCGAGAGGTTCGACTGGTCAGCGGGGTCAACATCGACTGGGGAGCGCCAACGGGCCGTTCGGTGAGGGTCGCGGTATCGGACGGGAACACGCGCGCCTATACGACGCTAGCATTTTCCACCGGCAACGCTTGGTATGAAGCCGACGCTCTCTTCGCTTGGTCGGCACTCATCGATACCGACACAGTCGCTCTCGACCCCAACATTGGCAACCAACTGCCTCAGCTCAACGGGGCTTCTGTTGCTCCAAATTCGGGCGGAATGCTGACGTTCGACGGGACGAAGCGCTATGGCAGCAGCACCGCGGCGCTCGCCGAGGCGCCTGCGAACGTCCCGTTCGTCTTTGCGATTTTGGCTGACAAGAATGGTGATAACACCAGCGGGCTCGTGCACGCGCAATGGTCGTTTTCGACTAGATTGTCTTTTGAGCAAGGATTCTCAAACAACGACCGCTTCAAATTCGTCATCACGAACACGCCTTCGGTCCCCGATCTCTATACGACGACGGGAGCCACCCCCTCAGGCAAGCATGTCCACTGGTTTTATTATGATGGGGCTGGCCATTACAACCTCGGCATGGACCAGACCGAGCACACGGCACTCGCTGGCACTGTGACGCCGTTTACGGGACCGTTCTATCGCAATCTATATATAGGGGGTTACGATAGCGGCGCACAATCGAAGGCAAAAATGGGTGCGGTAGAAATTGTCAGCAGAGCTGGGATGACGCTTGCAGACGCGAAGGCCATCGTCGCCAAAATTCAGGCCCATAACCCGTGACCGCAGCCTTAGGTCAAGGCGAGCGCGGCCTTGCTGGCGTGGGGCTGGTGATCGTGATGGGGGCATGGCAGGCATTCTTCGCATGACCCCTTGGTCATCGGAATGGTGGCCAGAGATAGTGAAATGCGCGGAGCGGGGCGGGCATAGCGCTGCTGAGATTATCGAAGAGGTATCGACCGGCAAGGCGATTGGCTGGCCTGTCCCGGGCGGCTTTCTGCTGCTCGCGCGCACGGCGGACGATGCCCTGCTTATCTGGATCGGAGTGGGGCGCGGAGTTCGCAATTGGTGCGGGGCCGCCGAGCGCGACGTGGGAGCGTTTGCCAAGGCCATCGGCTGCAATCGACTGAGAATTGAAGGGCGCAAGGGCTGGCGGCGGATTCTGCCGCATTGGACACGTGTGGGTGACGACTTGGAGCTTCCCGTATGAAAAGCAAAACAAAATCGACGAACAAGCCTGTTTTTGAACAGCAAATTACGGGCGCGGCAAACGACGTCACAAGCGCGTACAATGCGAACAAGGGCAGTTTGCAGGCTGGCGCCGATCAGTTTGCGGGCATACTCCCGTCAATCCTCGACAAATATCAGAATGACCCGACGAACGCTCTGGCGCGGACGCACTACAACGACGTTCTGAGTGGCAAATATCTCGACGCTGGCAACCCTTATTTGCAGCAGCAGATCGACAACACCGGCAACGACGTTCGCAACGGAATTTCTGCGAGCCTCGGAACGCGCGGGCTAACCGGCGGCAGCGATTACGCCGGGATTATCGCTCGCGAGCTGGCGAAGAACTCGGCGGGGCTCCGGTATCAGGACTATAACACGCAGTCGAACCGGATGGACAACGCGGCGGCAAGCGTTGGGAACCTTGCAG